GTTTAAACATTTGTTGTCCTTTTCTGCGTTTTTAATCTCTTCATCTAATTCGTCCTTGTCTTTTTCAATATTCTCAATAATAGAACCAATATTTTCTGGCAACATGGTGCCGATGCTAGCAAGAGCCAATGCATTGTCAAACACATCAGAAAAATCAGTAGTTTTCATTCTCCAAAGAAGTTCCGAGCTTGTAAGCTTCAAATCATTTGGATCGTAGTCGTATGAGTCAACAAACACTTCATTATTTACCTTTCTATCAGAGATTAAAGAAAGAATATAATTAGCAGATGGTCTGTATCCTGTATTTGCCAATCGCTTTTTCAATAAGGAGAACTCCTTTTCCTTTTCTTTAAAGTTTCTGTTGTATTCGGAAATTTTATCTTGTAAGAATGATTCAATGTCTTTGTATTGCATAAACGTTAAATCGTCTGCGTAAATTAAAAATGGTTCTAAATATCCGACAACATCGTGAACCGATAATTTGCCATTGATGTATTTCTTCATTAAATTGAATAAAACACGCGTTTTGGGAACTATTTTCTGAAGAAACTCTTTATAAATCTCATAATTTGTTAAGCCTTCCATTTTTTCGTTCTTAACCAATACATAATTTTTGATATTATTCACAAACTTTTTTTCTGAAAATTCAAGATCAGTTTCAAAATCATCAACGTTTATTTTATTAACTCGGGTATTGTCATTTAATAATTGCCAATAGTTAATAAATGTGTTGTTCAAGTTGGCCTTATCAAGAATATTAGTCTCTGGCAAATTAATGTGAGAGAAACGAATGACTGGTTCTGGAAGTGTCAAAATTGATCTGAGTTCCAAGACGTCGGGTTGCGTTACATTAACGCGATGTGAAATCATTTTACTACTCGTTATTTGCGTGGCGTCCAATCTACTGACTCCCAAGTTATAACGTTGAATAACAAATTTCTTGGTTTTAATAATATCATTCTCCGCAACAGATGAATAGAAATCGCCCAAATTATCAATAATTGCATTTACGTCATTTAAAATGTTAACGTCGCTTATAACGTCAACTGTGGTTTCGGCGTCTGTCTGTTGAAAGGGTGTTAAATAAGGATTCAGCTCTGACATTAAATTGAAATACTTGTTTTGGTCTGATGGAGTGTCATTGGATTTATATCGGTCAAAAATTGTTTTCATTTCATCAATGTCTTGATCTATTGTTAATGGAATAATATCTGAACTTTCAGAAACATCTTCTTTTGAGCTAATATTATAAATCTTTTTGACATTTTTTGCAACAGGAAGAAGCCAAAACAACAAGTTTTTGAATGTTGATAAATTTTTAACTAATGGTTTCCACGAAACTGTTTTTGTAATTGGACCAATAACATTACCATATTCGTCTAGTTCGGAAAACTCTGAACGCAACTGTTTAAATCGTTCAATCATAGTGTGAATGTTATTCAATACAGCCCCCGTTCTTTGAACGTTGGGAATATTTGATAATAACTCATTTAATAAATCATCTGTTTGTGAGTTAAGGTTAAAACGCTGTTGTGACTGTTCAACTTCAACATATTGTGTGATTGCTTCCAATTCATCCCCAATTTTAATTTCATCCGCTCTTACAATAAACTCGCGAATAGTGTCTTTGATGTCCTTAACTGGCAAATTGTAAACCGTATCTGCATTTTCTCTCTTATCATCTTCTACAAGAGGAGCAATTGATTCTTCATCTGTTTCGGGCAATCCTAGAGTTTCTCTTTCTTTTTCCTTTTCTTTTTCTTTTATAACAATTTGGTCAGGCTTCTCTCTTATCTCAATTGTCTCAATGGGCAAATCTAGTGAAATGCCTTTATAGCCAAAGTTGATATACAAAATGTCATCGTCAGGATATGTTTTAATTTCAATCATATCTTCTTCTAGATTAGTGATTTGACCAGTTAATACTACAGGCGTATCTCCTCCAAAATAAATATTAATCCACGTATTTGGAAGTAGGTCATTTTGTCTTGCGTATCCAAGTTTATCGCTTCTGTCAATTAAAGCAATAGATGTTATTGATCCGTCTCCAAGGGTTCCGTCTTCATTTATCTTAATTTTATTTGCAGTTAAATCGTTTACGTTTATCAAATTAATTTGGTTCTTGTCAATATAATCAATAACAAATGTATTGTTGTCTAATATTTGGTTTGAAGGAGCTTGAAGTCTTATAACATCAGATAATTGAAGATTAATTGTTTGAGACTCAGGAGCTTCTTCTACACTTTGCGATTCTATGGGTAATGACATTATTCCTATATTTATAATAGAAATTTTTATGATTGTGACAACCGAAATGAAAAAGTCAAAATGGCAAAAATAAAAAATCAAAAAATAAAAATCAAAAATCAAAATCAAAATCAAAAGGAAACTAACAAAAAGCAAAAAAATTTAAAATAGTGGTTTAAAGACAATACACAATAAAATGTATTAAATAATGTCTCAAGGTGTGCGTCAATCAGTTTATTGTTTAAATGAAATAGTGGGTTTTTCGGATATGTTACTAAATGAATCAGTTGGAGAAGACCATCAAAACAAGGTTCGTGTTAAAATGGTCGAATATGTTACTAAAAATAACAACAAATATAAAATTATTAGATACGACAAGGAAATGCTGGCACCAGATATTATTTCTAGCACCGGTCTATTGCGTTCGGTTATTATAAATAATAAAAATAGAGTTGTCAGTTTTGCACCACCTAAATCTATATCTTATGAATCATTTGCAAATAAAAATCCAGATAAGTCTGATAGCGTTTTTGCGGAGGAATTTGTAGAGGGAACGATGATTAATGTTTTTTGGGATGAAACATCTGGATTATCTGGTTCTTGGGAAATAGCTACTCGTAATACAGTTGGTGCTGAAGTCTGCTTTTTTAAATCTAATGAAAAAATGCCAAGTTTCAGAGATATGTTTTTGGAAGCCGCAAAGAAAAATAATTTAGAGTTGAACATGTTAAACCCAATGTATTGTTATAGTTTTGTTTTGCAGCACCCTGAAAATCGCATTGTTGTTCCTTTTAAGAGCGCACAATTGTATTTGGTGGAGGTTTATGAAATAGTGCAAACTGAAGGTGGTGTTGTAAATGTTTTCCCTCTTGATTTAAACGTTGTTAAAGCGGTTGGATATTGGAATACGACAACCTTAAAGTTTCCGCAATTTTATGAGTTTACAAAATATGACGATTTAAAGGAAAAGTATGCAAGCATGAACACCTCGTATGAGGTTCTAGGCGTTGTAATTAAGAATAAAGCTACAGGGGAGCGATGCAAGATTAGAAATCCAGTGTATGAATATGTTAGGCATTTGCGAGGAAATCAGCCAAAGAGTCAGTATCAGTATTTGGAATTGCGAAAGGAAGGAAAAGTTGGAGATTTTTTGAAGTTTTATCCAGAGAACAGGAAGGATTTTTCTTATTTCCGAGACAAATTGCACGATTTTACAAATGCATTGTATCAAAATTACATTAGTTGTTATATAAAGAAAGAGAGACCTTTGAAGGAATTTCCAGACCAGTTTAGAACGCACATGTTTCACATTCACAAGCTTTATACTGATATTCTGAAGCCAAAGAATGACTATATTAACAACACAGTTGTAATAAACTATGTTAATGGACTGCATCCATCTCTACAAATGCATTCAATGAATGCATGCCTAAGAAAGCGCACAGTTGATTTTATTAAGGTTGATTCTACTGTGGAATAACTTGGATCGTTTAAATATGTCTAGGTTTATTCAGAAAAAAAATTGAAAAATTTTTCACAACATTGCTAATTATAACACCCAACCCATCCCCACTCAAAACCCCAAGAGGAAAATCCTAAAAATGACAACGATAACTAGGTTCCCTCCGGAGCCTAATGGATTCCTGCACATAGGTCACTGTAAATCTTTGTTGATAAATTACGGTGAAGGAAATTCGTGTCATTTAAGATTAGATGACACGAATCCATCAACTGAAAGTGAACTTTTTGTAAGCGAAATAATCCGCGATATGAATTGGCTTGGATACGATCCATGCGTTATTACATATACGTCAGACTATTTTGATAAATTGTTTGATTTTGCGTGTATTTTGATTAAAAATGGATATGCGTATGTGGACTTTTCCGCACCAGATGTAATTAAAGAGGAAAGACATCGTGGAGTTGAAAATGTTTACAGATGTATGTCTCCAGACATTCATTTGACGGAGTTTGAAAATATGAAAAACAAAAAATATTCTCCTGGTGAAGCAGTTCTTCGTTTAAAAATAGACATGTCCAACAACAATCACACGCTGAGAGACCCAATTGCGTACAGAATAAATTATTCTCCGCATTTTAAAACCGGTGAAACTTGGTGCATGTATCCGTCTTATGATTATAGCCATGGGATAGTAGACGCGCTTGAAAACGTAACAACATCATATTGCACGGACGAGTTTTATGTTCGGCGTGATTTATATTATTGGAGCGCGTCCACGTTGAATAGTTTGGGTTGTAGTTTGCGTGCAGCACGCGTGCACGAGTTTGGAAAACTTACAGTTGAGAACAACACGCTGTCTAAAAGAAACATTAAAAAATTAATTGATAATGGCGAGGTATCTGGTTATGACGATCCCTGTTTGCTTACTGTAAGAGGCATGCGCAACCGCGGATATACGCCGGAAATAATTAAAGCTATTGCAAGTTGTTCAGGACTAGGCAAAGTGAAAACGGTTGTGTCTATGAAACTTGTGCATCATTTATTAATTAGTCATTACAATCCAATTGCAATTAGATGTTTTGCGGTTATAAACCCCATCAAATGTGTGATTACAAACCTGGACGAAGAGAAAATTTGTAATCATCCTCACATTCCTAATAGTCCTGAACATTGTCATACTACGACAATAAGCAAAGAAGTTTACTTAGAAAACGACGACTTTAAGCTGGAACACGACGATGACTATTATCGTTTATCGCCGATAAATAAAATGGTTAGACTGAAGTTCTACGATATTGTGAAATACGAATGCGTTGTAGATAATGTTGTGTACGTATCTGCGCGCAATTTGAAAAAGGACAAATCGGTTAAAGCAACTATTCATTGGCTTTCTATAAATCACGCCGTTCCTGCGAAATTTATATTCATAGATAGTGAAAATCCACTTATAAAAAATACACGCGACGGATTTGTTGAAAGTTATGTATTGGAATGCGGCGACGATGTTGTATTTGAATTTGAAAGAATTGGGTATTTTAAGTTACTGCATAAAGACGAAAACAATGTTCCGCACTATTTGTGTATTGTATATTTGAAATAATTTGCAAAGATGCATAATGTTGTAAATATTGTATTTATTGTACGCGTGGTGTAGCGTAGTTGTGTAATTTTTTGTTTTATAAAGGGTGTAAAACTGAAACAAATCTTTAAAAATATAAAATGAATAATAAAGATGTATTTTTATTCATTTTATAGAAAAATTAAAAGCAACATACCAATTGTTAATTTGGTTGTGTCGTCATCAAGCTTGGCGCTACAATTGCAGACAATTTATAAAAATAAAACAAAAACTTAAAAAAAAGAACTATTTATAAAATAAATGTTTCAATTTGGCACAACCTTTTAGCAAAACGACCGTCGCCCAAAAGGCTTAAAGGTTGTTAAAACTTATCCTTAATTGTCTTGTAAACATGAATAGCATCCGCAATACACTCCTTCAAGTTTTGTTTAATGGCCTGCTTCTCAAGCTCCTCCGTGTAAGCAATACGAATAATGCTGTCAGTGTCGTGAGGGTGCATCTTCTTGAAGCCACAGTATGAAAGGTGCTTTGTTCCTTCATAGAACTTGGTATACAAGAAATACTCCAAAACTTTTCCAATTGTGTAGTCCTCATTTTCAAGCGTAACATCATAACAATTTTTCATAGTGTTTTCAGATGGAGCAATTTTCAATTCATCGGTGTCAATTGCGATATCAAGCGCTTCCAATTTATCAACAAGAACGTCGCATGCCTTGCGAATAATTTCTTGGTTTGTGAATACACCAACTGTTTGAATAGTGAAGTCAAAACTGTCGCGCTTGACAACTCTTTGTCCGTCCAATAGACGCCAATTTGTGGTTTCAAATACAATTTCCTCCTTGCTCAACCCCTTGTCTTTCCACTCTTGGGCCTTCTTTGCAAGAACTTCCTCAATGTGAACATCATCTTGAGTAAATCCATATGCGCAGGTGGATACAACGTTGAACATTCCATCGTCTTTAGCGGTTCCAACGGAAAACTCACAAGTAAACTGCAACTTTTCTCCGTGGATTTCATCGGAAATTTTAGGACGAAGTCTAGCAAAATCAATGTAATAGCCCGTCAACGAATTGGGTGGAAATATGCTTTTTTGATCCTTTTCCTTTAGATATTCATTTGTAGTTAAATTTTTAATCTTAAAATGTTCTGTCGTAACAAACGTAATAGTATCTGTAAGATTTTCCACGTTGACTTCCACAATGTAATTTTGTAGAGGCATTTTTAAGTCGGATATATGAATTGGAATGCAACTTAAGCGTTGTTTAAGAATCTCATTATTTAAGCGAGTTGTATTTGTAATGATTTTGCATTTATTCTCTTCATTAGGAGAAGTTTTAAAAACAACTGTTGGAATATCAGACAAAATTGTCCTGCGAAGGCCATTTGCCAAACTGACATTTACGTCCCTCAACGTAAATGACAAAATATCACCGTCTTCTTCTGGCTTTTCAATGCGTGGGTTCATTCTATCTTATACTAAATAAATACTATTTAATATATTTAATCAATTTTTTCTTAAAATGAGTTAAAATAATAATTCAATAAGCTTAATATAGATTAATGAGTTCAATTCTCTATTATAGTAATTTTTGCGAGCATTCTAAAAAACTTTTGCAGACTTTATCCAAAACCCAGGCGAGCAAAGACCTTCATTTTATATGCATTGATAAAAGAACACAAGGCCCGGATAAAAAAATTTATATAGTTTTAGAAAACGGCCAAAAGATTGTTATGCCAGAAAATGTAACAAAAGTTCCAGCTTTGTTGTTGTTAAATCAGAATTACCAGGTTCTTTACGGCGATAATATATACAATCATCTAAAACCCGCACAGGAAGTTATTACTCGCCAAGCAACGAGTAATAATATGGAACCTATGGCGTTTTCTTTAGGAGGAGGTTGCATTGCATCCGATCAATATAGTTTTTTAGACATGGATTCAGAAGAATTAAATACAAAAGGAAACGGTGGAATGAGACAAATGCACAATTATGTTCCTTTGAATTATAGCGACACAATAAGCACGCCAACTGATGAACATGATTATAAACAAGGCAAGAGTGCTGGAGGACAAGAAATGACAATTGAAAAGTTGCAACAAATGAGGGACCAAGAAATTGCCGGATTGACTCCAAAAAAATAAATAATTACAAAACTCAAAAATATAAATAATATAAGTTAATAACTTAAAAAAATTTTAAAATATAAAATAACAAAGATAATGGCGGCGCAGTCAGCTACATTGTTAACGGCATTTAATGATCATTTTATAGATTTTGTAAACGATATTATAAATGTTTTTCCAGATGACGCCGATTTAGCAACTGCAAAAAACTCGTTTATTTTGATAAGAAAAGCAAATCCAAAAATGATTGTTAAAATTTGGCAAATGTTTGTAGTTGAAAAGTACGGCGACGCAATTGAGAAAGGTGACATAAGCTTTTTTATTAATAAGGACTATTCTGCGGATTTATCAAATGCGGAAAATTCAGATAAAATAATGGAAGCTATTAATAGATTGCGTAGACCCGTTCAAATGATGACTCCAGAAGACCAGAAAAAAGTTATGAAGTATATTCAAAACTTGACGAAGCTTTCAGTTTTGTATCATAGTATGATATAAAAAATGATATAAAAACTTTATAGAAAGAAAAAGAAATCCTTACCTTGCTCAATAATGTATAATAGTTCAAATACGTTGTTAGGATAGAAATCATTATTTTTTGAAAAAATGTTTTCTATTTAGTAATTATAATTGGAAAATTAACGCCTTTGATTGTTTTGGGAATAATTGGAATAACTGCCGCGGTAGTTTTACAAAGCTACAAAAAATCTAGTTCAGACCTAGACCTAGAACTAGACACTTATCAACAATATAGTGAACTGCAGCCAATCACTGTTGGAAAAACCCCCACACATATTGCTATTTCTGGAAATAATGCATATGTTGCAAATTCTGGTGATAATACAGTAAGTGTTATTGATAGAAAAACAAATACACTTAAAACAACAATTCCTGTTGGAAAAAAACCCATTTTTATTGCTATTTCTGGAAATAATGCTTATGTTGCAAATCGTTATGATAATACAGTAAGCGTTATTAATATAAAAACAAATAAAGTTTCTACAATTATTAAGGTTGGAGATGAACCCATACATATTGCAATTTCTGGAAATAATGCATATGTTGCAAATTCTGGCAGTGACACAGTAAGTGTTATTAATACAACAAATAATACCGTTATAGAAACAATTAATGCTGAATTTAATCCCACATTTATTGCTATTTCTGGAAATAATGCTTATGTTGCTGTCGCAGACTATGCTTATGTTGGAAATTCTTATAAAGGAGCAGTAAGTGTTTTTAATACAAAATCATATAAATCTATTATTGAACCAATTCCGGTTGGAAAAAAACCCAGCTTTATTGCTATTTCTGGAGATAATGCTTACGTTGCAAATTTTGATGATAATACAGTAAGCGTTATTAATATAAAAACAAATAAAGTTTCTACAATTATTAAGGTTGGATATAACCCCACATTTATTGCTATTTCTGGAAATAATGTTTATGTTACAAATGAACGCGATACTTCAGTAAGCGTTATTGATACAACGACGAATACCGTTAAAACAACAATTCCTCTTGGATCTTACCCCACATTTATTGCTATTTCTGGAAATAATGCTTATGTTTCTTGTCTTCGCGATAATACAGTAAAAGTTATTGATACAACAACGAATACCGTTATAAAAACAATTAAGGTTGGAAGATATCCCAAGTTTATTGCTATTTCTAAAAATAAAGCTTCTAAAAATAAAGCTTATGTTGCAAATAAAGCTTATGTTGCAAATAGTAGCGATCATACAGTAAGCGTTATTGACATTTCTAGTTATTCAGCATAAGTTTAAGTCAACTTTAAAAAAGTTGAGCAAAAATAATAGTTTCTATTTAGTTTGATTTAAAAAAATAAATTTATATCAAACATATAAATAATGTCCGAATCAGAAGAGCGAACTATTCCAGAAGAGTTTAACAAGATTATTAAAGACTTTGTTTCTGATATTCTTATTACATTTCCGGAATATCAACCAATCATTGATAAATGGTGGAAGCCCCAAGATTTCTCCCAAATAGAGGATGTTGATGCTCGCAATGAAGCAGTTTGTTTAGACGCGCAACAAAAAATGCAAACGTTGTTTGACCATTGTGTGCAAGTTTTCCCCGAGCGTTTCTTTGATATTTTGTATCAGAAAACTGAGATTTTTGACACCGATTCTCAAGTGAATACAGAATTTTTGCCTGGAATTAGCTTTAAATACTTGTGGAAATGCGAGATCAGTGATAAGACGCGCGAAACAATTTGGAAGTATTTGCAAATGGTGCTAATTAGTATAATTGGAAGCGTTAAAGATAAAACGGCGCTTGGCGACACATCAAAGTTATTTGACGCGATTAATGAGGATGAATTTAAGACTAAGTTGGAGGAGACGCTTGGTAATATGCAAAACATCTTTGAGAATATGTCCAAAGAAGAAGGATCTACTGATGGTGAATCATCAACTTCCGGCTTTAATGTGCCTTCCGCGGATGACATTCAAGGACATTTGCACGGCATGATGGGAGGAAAATTGGGAGATCTTGCGAGAGAAATAGCCGAAGAAACGGCACAAGATTTGAATATGGACATGGAAGGCGTAACAGACGTTAAAGATGTATTTCAAAAGCTTTTTAGCAATCCGGGAAAATTAATGGGAATGGTAAAAAATGTAAGTGAAAAACTTGATTTAAAAATGAAGTCTGGGGAGATTAATCAGAATGAATTAATGACTGAAGCAAGCGAAATGTTGAATAAGATGAAGAATATGCCTGGAATGGGAAATATTCAAGAAATGTTGGGTAAGATGGGGATGGGAGGAATGGGAGGAATGGGAGGAATGGGAGGAATGGGGGGAATGGACATGGGAGGAATGAATATGGGAGGAATGAATATGGGAGGAATGGACATGGGCGAATTGGCGGCAATGGCTGGATTGGGAAGAAATACAAGAGTTAATACAGGAGCAATGCAGCAACAAGCGGATAGACTTGCAAAACAAGAAGCTTTTAGAAATAGAATCAAGAAAAAGATGGAAGCTAAAAATTTCGCACAATTAGCCGCTTTAGCAAATATACAACAAGCCGAACAGGTTCAACAAGTACCAACTATAAGCGACGAAGAATTGTTTGCTATGTTTAGCGATGAAAATAAACCAGTTGTGGCAAATTCTAATGGTAAAAAGAAGAAAAAGAAATCTGGAAAGTAAATCAACTAGTGTAGCGAGCTTTTAATATTTTTATTTTGTTTTTATATAAAATTTTATCTATATAAAAACCTTAGGCCTTTTTATCAAAAAACCGGTTTAATAACAGGTATAATGCCATAAAAAGTGCTAAAAACCCTTCTACATTATTTTCTAGCGTATTCATTTGAATAAAAAAAACGTCGTCTCCTTTAGGATTTAACGTTTGAACGTATCTAAATCTGAATGCTGTTAAAATTTTAGCAACAAAAAACGCTAATAACGGAACTATAAAGTATTTATTTTTACTTGATATTATAATGCAGAATACAAATAAATAAAATATTCCTTTTAAAATTGGTCCTAAACCTTTAAAATCTGGATTTCCATTTCCATCAGAAAATATTCCAGCGTAATATTTGCCTTGCTCTATTTTTTTATTTCTGTAAGATTCGTCTGACATATATACTATATTGTAATAAATTATTTATTTTTAAAATAAATATATAAAAGAGTCATTAACGCAATAATTACTCCAAATACATTGTCGCCAACAATTTGCGTTATAAATTTAATGTCTTCGCCCGAAAGTACTAATGTATTTACATAATAAAATCTTATTCCATTCAAAATGCTACCAACAATATAACACATTATAGCGTATGTTGCAAATCTATAATTGTTTGACGCCAAGAAATATAAAGTAAAAATTAAAAAAATATGTTTTCCTAAAAAAGGCACATAACCAAAATTTGGATTACCTCTAGGTGTGGAAAATGGACCAGAATAAAAAGTTCCATTAGCAATTTTGTAAGCTTTCAATTTTTCAAAATCTTCTTTAGTTTCTCCGTCTACTAAATAATTAGAATTATTGCTTGTTTGATTAAATGAATTCATATAATATAACATAATAAAATAACTCAAAAGAAAACTAGAAAATAGAAAAATAAAAAGATTAAAAAAGAATAAAATTAAGTAATCCTATATATATAATACAATGACTTCAATATTTTGGATCAATGAGCCCGCTATTCTATTTAATAAAGACTATATTCTTCAAATTTGGCCGACATCAAAAATGTCATACGAAGAAAAGTTAAACGCAATTAGCAGGCTTATAATCATACTGACAATTTTAGGGTTTATATTAACCATGAATAAGGACATGTTATTAATTGGAGCGGTGACCTTAATTGTGATATTTGCAATGTATAAAATGCAAAAACAAAAAATAACAAAAGACACGTTGAATAGCTCCAAGGAAGGATTTAGTGGAATTGATGTTAAAAACCAGGAAGAAACTATTATTAATCCCGACACTTTAAAAAGTTATTTAAAATCAGAATTCATGCCTGTTAATAAGAAGAATCCTTTGGGGAATGTGTTGTTAACTGAGATTATGGACAATCCTACAAGAAAGCCAGCTCCTCCATCTTTTAACACGGAAGTTTATGAGGACATTAATGTTACTACAAAAAAAATGGTTCAGAGTTTGAACCCTAGTATAAAAAATACAAACAAACAATTGTATGGAGATTTAGGAGAACAATTTGAATTTGACCAATCTCAGTGGTCTTTTTACTCCACTCCCAATACTAAGATTCCAAATGACCAAGGAGCATTTGCCGATTATTTATATGGTGATATGCCTAGTTGCCGAGATGGAAATGCTTTTGCATGCATTCAAGACAATATTAGATACAATTTGTATTAATAGCCTTTAGAAAAGACGAGTGAAAGAATACAAATAAAAATTAATTTATAATACTTTTGTTTAGTAAAAAAATAAATGTATTATATATAAATGGCATTTGTTACTAACTATACCTTTGATAACATGAGCAGAATTGGAAATGACACATGCTTCCAAGATCAGGAAACAATTCAAAACACAAGCGCATGCAACTACACGTTGCAGAACTATTTTGCCAATGATTGCACGATGAAAAAACCCATTGCTTTAGCTACGTCTCAACCATGTGTTTTTTACAATGGCACCAGCCCCGTTGGTTCTGGTGGATGCGTCGTTGATGACAGCTCAAAATTGTTGATTGGTAGCATCCAGACTCATCCCAAGTGCAAAATTGACTTGTTCCAACGCCCTTTTGCAACTGTGCCTTATTTAGGGCGCGGGTCAGTTGACCCTATATTGGAGTCGCAAATTCAACAAGGTGAGCTTTTAACCAACAAGCGTAGCGTAAATAAGCTCGCGGAAAAGAGCTACATTAAATACCAGAATACTCCTTTGATTCCTAGCGTGCAAGAGCGCATAACAAACCCTGCTTATTGCGTTGAAGGGGCTGCTTCTGAAGGTTGGATTCGTGGCGGCGTTCCTTCTCGCGAATTGACGAGAGATCGCGATTACTACGCAGCTCACACGGACAATCAATATGTTTAACCACCTTTAGAAAAGGTGATGCCAAATTTACATAATAAATTCTGCAAAAACAACATAAACCTCAATTACTTATTATTATATGTATAATTCACAATTTGTTTGTACATATAGTTTTTATGACTCTATTCTTAGAAATTCTTATCATAGAGACGAGAAATTTGATTTGGAAGACGTTGAAGATCTTGAAGATTTGGCGGAGTTAATATATAAAACTGATTTGTTAAGAGCGATGCAATTTACGGTAGATGAGGTTGAACGTTCTGGTGATAATGTGTGTTTTAACCGCGAAAAATTGTTACAGCTATATGATGTTGTGAAAGTAGACGTTGAATTTATGGAATGCATAGAAAAAAGTAGAGAGAAACATTCTTGCGAAGATTTGGAATCAGGATTTGTTACACTGTTTTCTTATGATTATTTTTTTTTAACCCACAAATGCATTTGCGATATATTAAATTATGGAAAAGTAGATCACGGAAAAGTAGATGATGGAAAAGTAAAGGAAGAAAATATAAACCGGCTTAAAAGGGCATTAGGAGAATAAAGTGGAATTATTTTTCTATAAAATATATATAAGATGGCGTCAACGCGAAACCTAAATACCCCTGGAAACTACAATTTAGAGCAAAGACAATTTAAACAATCCGAAATTTATACATTGTACCCCAACTCGCAATATGGTGCGGCTTATGATACAAAGTTGCCTGGTAATGGTGTAAATCCAGCTCAAATACCATGGAATCAATTGTCGCACAACGCACCTGACATTGAGTCATTTTTATTTGGAATTAACTCAACAAATTTAGTAAAACCTGCAGGTCCTTTGTATCCTGAATTAAAAACTTTGGAAACTGCAAATTTTTTCAAGAAGGAGGCGGTTTTAATGCCTGAACCTTTAGCAGTAGAGAAAAATCAGAGACCTTTTCCTACACCAAACTAGAACACTCTAATTTTAGAGTGTTTTTTGTATTAATATTATTTTTAAAATATCTGGCTTTTTTATATGAGTAACATAAATTCAAATAATATTAGTAGCACGAACATTACCACGACAAACTTGCAAGTGCAAAATATAAATGGTGTACCAATTATTAGAATACTTGGCGGATATCAATCGTGCACGTCTTGCAACGATGCGGGTTGTGATCCTGACATTGGTTGCGACGTGTGCAATCCATGCGAGCCAGTTGTTCCTGACCCATGTGATTGTTACGTGCCCCCAGGATATATAGGACCAACAGGTTTCACTGGTGATACAGGACCAACAGGCAATACCGGGCCAACTGGATTTACTGGTAATACAGGACCAACTGGTTTTACAGGACCAACTGGATTCACAGGACCAACAGGTTTCACTGGTGATACAGGACCAACAGGCAATACAGGTTCAACTGGTTTTACAGGACCAACTGGGGATACAGGTTCAACTGGTTTCACTGGTAATACAGGTCCAACTGGTTTTACAGGACCAACTGGTGATACAGGTTTCACTGGTGATACAGGACCAACTGGATTTACTGGCAATACAGGACCAACTGGACCAACAGGTCCAACTGGCAATACAGGACCAACAGGTTTCACTGGTAATACTGGCTTCACTGGTAATACAGGACCAACTGGCTTCACTGGTGATACAGGTTTCACTGGATTCACAGGACCAACTGGCAACACAGGTCCAACTGGCAATACAGGACCAACTGGCAATACTGGTGATACCGGACCAACTGGTTTTACTGGCCCAACTGGTTTCACCGGTGATACAGGTTTTACTGGTTTTACTGGCCCAACTGGTTTCACTGGTGATACTGGACCAACTGGAAACACAGGACCAACTGGTTTCACCGGTGATACAGGTTTTACTGGTTTTACTGGCCCAACTGGTTTTACTGGTGATACCGGTCCAACTGGGTTTACTGGTCCAACTGGTTTTACAGGAGAAACAGGTTTTACTGGTAACACAGGATTTACTGGGCCAACTGGTTTTACTGGTTTTACTGGCAATACAGGTCCAACTGGTTTTACAGGAGAAACAGGTCCAACTGGGTTTACTGGTCCAACTGGATTCACTGGTGATACAGGTCCAACTGGTTTTACTGGCAATACAGGTCCAACTGGTTTTACAGGACCAACTGGTTTTACTGGTCCAACTGGATTCACTGGTGATACAGGTCCAACTGGTTTTACTGGTAACACAGGATTTACTGGTGATACAGGTCCAACTGGTTTTACTGGCAATACAGGTCCAACTGGTTTTACTGGTGATACTGGTTTTACTGGTGATACAGGTCCAACTGGTTTTACAGGACCAACTGGTTTCACTGGCAATACAGGTCCAACTGGATTCACAGGACCAACTGGATTCACGGGTAATACAGGATTCACTGGTAACACAGGACCAACTGGTTTTACTGGTGATACCGGTCCAACTGGGTTTACTGGATTCACTGGTTTTACTGGTTTTACTGGTGATACTGGACCAACTGGTCTAACAGGTAATACAGGTAATACAGGACCAACTGGATTTACTGGGAATACAGGACCAACTGGGAATACAGGACCAACTGGTGCAACAGGACCTACAGGTGTAACTGGTAACACAGGGCCAACTGGATTTACTGGTAACACAGGACCTACAGGACCTACAGGGTTTACTGGTAATACAGGACCAACTGGTCCCACTGGTCCTCAGTTAACAAATGCTAGCACTATTACTATTACTGATACAAATACAGCAGGAACATATTATCCTACTTTTGTTAGCGGTGCAGGGGCAGTACCCCTCCTAGCAGAT